TTTTGAAGCAGGTCTTAGCCAAGATCAGTTCAATGCGGGGCTAACGGCATACGTTAATCGCCGCATGTCTGAGATGCCTAATCCCGTTGAGGAGATGGCTAATCTAGGCGAGAACGCGCGTGTTCGTGTGGATGCGGTAGAAGTCTGGTCCCGTCAAAATCTACCTGCTGAGTTGTTCCCAATGGTTGCGCAGATGTGTTCTACGGCACATGGGGTGCAGGTTATGGAGCATCTTATCAATCGAACAACGCCGGTTAATATGGCGGCTGTCACAGGGTCTGTTGCCGAACAGGCACCAACCCGTCAGGACATTCGAGACATGATGAACGACCCGCGATACTGGGACCCCAACGAAAGAGACCAGTATGTAAAGCAAGTAGAAAAGCTGGTAAACCGGGTTCGTTAGAGTTTCTCCCTGCCTTACGCTCTCAATGTGCGTTGCGCGGCCCAGTGCCGCGCTCTTTTTTTAACGTGGCCCCATAACGAAATCTGCTTGGCCCTCGGATAACTAAGCAGCGCGTACTGGGATAACCGGCTGACACCAACTTTTAACTGTGAGGACGACATGGCACTCGACATTTCCGATGCCTTTATCACGCAGTTCGAGTCGGAAGTGCATGTTGCTTATCAGCGTATGGGCTCTAAGCTCCGTCCGCTGGGTCGCAACATCACTGGCGTCACCGGCTCGACTGCTCGGTTCCAGAAGGTAGGAACCGGCACGGCTGTCACCAAAGCGCGCAATGCTGAAGTGGCGGCGATGAACCTGACGCACAGCTCGGTGGATGTTACGCTGACTGACTACTATGCAGCGGACTACATTGACCGTCTGGACGAACTGAAGACCAACATCGATGAGCGGCAGGTTGTTGCGCTCAACGCTGCTGCTGCTTTGGGTCGTAAGACCGACGAACTTATCACGGATGCGCTCGACGGAACGTCGAACACGACCGTTCATGGTTCGACGGGCATTAACACCACGAAAATCTTCACGGTGTTTGAAAACATGGGCGAGAACGACGTTCCCGATGACGGTCAGCGTTATTGGGTTGTTGCGCCTGACCAGTGGACCGAACTTCTGGGCATTTCTGCTTTTGCTGACGCGGACTTCATTGGCTCCGACGACCTCCCGTACAAGGGCGGTATGACGGCCAAGCGTTGGCTGGGCTATGTTTGGATGGTTCACTCCGGTCTGCCTACGGATGGCTCCGGCAACCGCAAGACCTTCTGCTGGCACAAGTCTGGCGTTGGTATTGCGACCGGTGCTGACATCTCGACCGAGGTGAACTACGTCCCGGAAAAAGTGTCTAACCTTGTTACTTCGATGCTCTCGCAGGGTGCCGTCCTGATTGACGACAACTCTGTGTTCGAAGTGCAGTGCAGCGAATAAGGAGGCTTACTGATGGCTCTTTCTGCTAGTGATCTGCACAAGGTTGGCGGTGGCAATAAGCAGCTCTTTCTTTACGAATCGGCTGATGCGGTTGCCACTATTGCCGGTTCTGGTTACTTCAACGATGTAACCAACCAGCTTAACCAGGATGATGTAATCATCGCGGTTGGCTCCACCGGCGGTACGCGCACGGTTGACGTTCTCGTTGTTACGAGCGCCAGCGGTGCTGCGACCGTTACCACCACCAACGGTACGTAAGTAGGAGAGGGAGGGGTTAGCGCCCCTCCCTTGACCCTTTGGCAACACCGACAGCTTCTACATCAAGCATTGATATTTGCGCCCGTGCGTTAGTTCTCGTTGGCGCAAACCCTATTACGTCTTTTGAAGACGGAACTACGGAAGCAACTATCACATCGAACCTTTACGAAGACGTTGTGAGAGCTGATCTTTCGTCTTATCGGTGGCGCTTTGCCACAAAGCAAGCGGTTCTTAATCGTTTGGCTGACGCACCAACATCCCGTTGGGATGCGGCTTATCAGCTTCCAAGCGATGTTTTGACCGTAAATGCTGTAACCGTTGCGGACAAAGCAATTGATTATGACATTTACGGAGATGACGTATACGCCAATGCGGGCGTAGATGAGTCACTTGTAATTGACTACGTATATCGTCCAGATGAGTCTGAGTGGCCTCCGCATTTTGTGCTGATGGTGCAGTATCATATGGCAAGCATCCTTGCTGGCTCTTTGGCTCGTGATAGTGGGCTTGCTAAGTTGATGGCAGACCAGCATCAGGTGCAAAATATTCGCGCGAGAAGCATTGACTCTCAGCAGCAAACAACTCGTCGTTTGACGGTTAATCGTTTTCTTGAAGGTTCTGGTCGTCGCTCAACGCGTGGCTCTAGGCGCGAGAGATAATGCCGACTTACCGTGTTAATCAAACAAACTTTCAAGCAGGTGAACTAGACCCCAACTTTCATGCGCGCTCTGACTTGCAAGCGTATGATGAAGGCGGGAAGCAGGTTCGCAATTTTTATTTGATGCTTACAGGCGGTGTAATGCGCCGCCCCGGCACAACTTACCTTAACGACTTAGGCGCTCAATCTAGGCTGCAAGGCTTCGCTTTTTCTGGCGACCAGCGTTATCTTATTGCGTTTCAAAGCGGTGGGGCAAAAGTATACAGTACAGCGGGGGTTTTGCTGACAACGCTGACTGGAGCGCCGTGGGGCGTTGATGACATCTACGAGCTAAACGTTGCCTCTGCTGGCGATATTATTATTGTTTGTCACCCTGACTACAAAACACAGCAAATTACACGAACAGGCGCGTCAACCTTTACTCTTGCTGATTTTGAGTTTGACGGTGATAGCACCACTGGTGGTGTTCGCCATGTTCGCCCATTTTTTAAATATGCAGACACAGACGTAACTTTGCAGCCGTCAAGTACTGCTGGGTCTATTACCCTTACTGCAAGTGCCGCCGTTTGGGAATCGGATCACGTAGGTACTATCGTTGAGTTTACAGATGAAGACGACACGTCGGTTCTTATTGAAATTACGGGGTACACATCTAGCACCGTTGTAAGCGGTAATATTTTGTACGGAGAAGCCGTAAAGCACACTGTTGCGGAGTCTACATGGCGAGAGCAGCTTTATTCAGATGTTCGTGGGTGGCCTGCAGCGGTCACATTTCACGATAATAGACTGTGGTTTGGCGGCAATTCACAGCGTCCGGGTGGATTGGTTAGCTCTGTTTCTGGGTCATTTTTCAACTTTGACATTGGCACGGGCGAGGATGACGAAGCTGTTGATGTCAGCATTGCTTCAAGTAGCGTTAATGAGATTCGCCACCTAGTCTCAACACAGCGGCTTGAAATCCTAACTGACACAGGCGAATTCTTCATTTCTGACAGCGATGTTAGGGCAATCACTCCATCTAATGTGTCCGTTCGTCGTCAAACAACCTTTGGATGCACCAGAACCCCTCCAACTTTTTTTGAGGGCCAAACTATATTTGTCCAAAGGTCTGGGCAAAACATGCGGTCGTATGCGTTTGATTTTGTTCGAGATACTTACGTGTCTGATCTGTTGAGTCTTACGGCTTCGCATTTGTTTGATGTTCCAAAACAAATTGCTGGAACTTTCGGCACAGACACTCGGCCGGAACAGTTTCTTTTGTTTGTAAACTCAGACGGCACACTTGTTCACATGCACTCGATTCGCGAGCAAAAGGTGCGAGGCTTTGCGCTTTGGTCTACTCGCTCGGGCGACACGTTTGAAAGCGCCGCCGGTGTTGGTGAAGATTTATTTGTTGCTGTTAAACGGACAATTGATGGGTCGACCGTTCATTGTCTTGAGAGTCTTGCAGACGACGATAGCGTTACGCTCGATAGCTCTGTTGTTGGCACAATGTCTCAGTACGGGACGCCGCTTGTTAACGGTGGCTCACAAACAGGAAGCTCGCTTGTTATCGACGGATTGACAAGCACGCCCTTTGACGGCGATCAGTTTACTATTAGCGGTGTTACGGGCACGTACACAGTCACTAACGTAGACTATTCGGCTGGTAGCGCGACTTTGACGCTATCTTCTGATCTTAACAGCTCTCCGGCAGACAACGCGGCGATAACCTTTACCACAAGCCGTCTTTATACTGGGTTTACCCATTTAGCTAATGAGACAGTCCATGTTGTTGCGGGTAATTTGTATCTAGGCACTGAGACTGTTTCTGCAGGCGGAACGATAGAAATTGATTATTCGGGCGTAGATGATGTCAGAGCAGGCTACACATACACACCTGTTTTGGAAACAATGCCGGTAACACCTCAAACTGACCGTGGGCCGCTTAATGGTTCGTTCCGCAGGATTACTCGCTGCATTGTCGATATTAGCGGGGCGTACGATATTAAAGTTGCTGGCAACCAACTTGCTGTTCGCCAAGTAACAGATGATATGAGCCAGGAATTACAGGCGCAAACAGGGCATTACGAGTTTCCTATTCTTGGGTATTCTAGAGAACCTACGATCACATTGACACAAACCGATCCATTGCCCTTGCGTGTTTTGGGTATGGTTGTTGAAATGAGGGCTTACTAATGTGTGAACCCGTTACCGCAACCGCTGCTGCAACAAGTATTGCTGCAGGAACGACTGCTGCAGCCGCTGCTCCTGTAGCAGCAGGAACTCTTGCCGCCGCAGGGCCGGGGATGTTTGCGGCTACTGCTGCTTCTGCAGTTCCGGGTGCTATTGGTTTTGCGCCGCTTGGGGCTTCTTTTGCCTCTGTTGCCCCGTCAGCTTCCCTTTTTAGCAGTATTGGAGCCATCGGTTCATCATTAAGCGGGGCATTGCCATACATTTCTCCGCTAGCAAGTGCTGCGAGTGCGTTTACGTCTTTTGGCAGCATGTCGGACATGGAAGCGCTGGGGAGGTTAAACTCTCAAATTTCCATGATTAACATGAATCAGCAACTAATAGAGGCTTCGCAACGAGAACTTGAGCGGCGTGAAAGAGCGCAAGCAAATCTTGCTGCAATAATGTCTGGGGGAACTCAAGGGCAGTCAATGGTTGCTTTGGCTAATAAAAAACTTGAAGACGCCAAATTATCAAAAGGTCTTTTTGAAACGCAAATTGGTCAAATTGGAGTAGTGGGTCGAGCAGACACTGCTAACATTGACTTCAAAACTGCGCAGCAACTCTCAAGTGCGCGCAGTGAAGGCTTTACGGCTCTTGGGAAAGCGACGGGTCAAGCATTAACGGCCCTTAACGCTTAGAGGTAAAAATGGTTAATCTTGCGGATATTGCTAGTTTTGCAAAAGGCGCTGCACCCTATGCAGAGGCAGAGCTTCGACGACGCGAAGCAGAAGAGGCAAAACTAGAAACGCTAAACAAACAAAAAAAAGAAAGGGAGATGGACCAAGCAGAGCGCATCCGCGTTTTGCGGGCGCAAGAAGCGTTTAATGCAGAGCTTGATAGTTTGAATAGCCTTGCAGACGAAAATGAGTATGCGCCAGAAATTTACAATCAGAAAATTCAGGAGCTTCGGGAAAAGCACTCTGGGATTTCTGGGGTCAGTGAACTTCGAGCAACAACTTTTCAGACGAACATTTCTGATGTTGTTCGGAAGTCACAGAATTTGTATGAAAATAAAGCAGATAAAACTGCACGAGCATATGCAGATGCAAAGCTGTCCCTTGATTGGGCAAATCAAGTCAATGGAATACTTGATGATGCGGCACAGAACGGCTACGCCAAATCACCGCAAGAACTAGAAGAGCTAGTGGCGCAAGCCCTAAGCGGTGCGCTGGAGTCCATTGAAGATGGCAGCAAAGAAGGCGAAATAAGGGCTCTTAAATTCAGAGCATCTGCTGCCCGTAATTACGGGACGGCAATTCGTTCCTATACAACAGAACGAAACAAAATAATCAAAAACGAGCGGCTTTCTAAGTTGAGCCAGATTTCTGATGTGTCTTTGGCTAACGCTGCAAACGTTTTGAGGGCTGCCCAAGAAGACCCCGGTCTTAAAGCGGCCGAGATTGCGGAACAGCTTAGTGCCTCTATCGACGTTGACGGTATCAGGGAGTTTGCTGAGGCGCTAGATGTGCCTTTTGAGAAATATTACCCCGTTAGTACGCAGAACGCCCATGTTGCCACAATTTTGAGTGCATATTTTAGGGAGAAGTATCCCAATCAGTCTACTGATACAGATACGTTTGATGTGTTTGTGAATGAGATTCGCAAGACAAGCCCAGAAAAAATGTCAACGTTGCTAAACAATGTTTTGGGCAAGGACACTGGGGGTCAGATTACAAGCTCGCCTGGACGACTTAATTCAATTTTGGTGAACGTTAAAGCGAACGTCGAAAGTTTCCGCCCCACGACAAGACTGCGGAGAGCGGCTTGGGCAGACGCCGAAAACACATCAAAAGTTTTTGTTGAGGGCGCGGTTAGGGACTTAAAAACCGAAACTCTTAGCAACATAGAAGCCAGTTCACAGGCAGGGCAATTGATTGCTCGCTTGGCAAATCCCCTTTCTTCTCCAGAAGACTTTGATTTTTTTGTTGAACGGGATCAGTTTGATTTGTTTGCTGAGTGGGATCAGACAGGTCTTGCTGGGAACAGCACAGAGTTTGATGATGTCAATATGCCAAACGTGGCATATAGGGACCGTCGCAACAAACTTTTTAACGCCGTTGCTGAACGCAGGGAAATTGTTAGAAGTGTTTTAAACGGAACTGCGGACTGGGACGGGTACAGCGAAGACAAGTATGACAACGTTTCTTTGATGCGAGACGCGTTGCGTTATAAGCTTGGGCCAGAAAAAGCAGAAGCCTTGGCCGATCCAAGTTATTTTAACAACGTCACCAGTGGTTCGTTTGAGGTGTTCGAGCTGAACACAATCATGTCGAACCACAAGTTTTTGCCACCGAGTTTGTTTGAGTGGATTGATCAATATAAGTATGACTTGGAACAAGGACGGCTGGGTGATGAAAGCACTGGTGAAGTGCGGGCCAGCCCAGCCGAAGTGCGCACTCGACGCCCAACAGTCGTTGAGAATTTGCAAAAACTTCAGAGCAACCCTGACTTCATGAAGTTGCCCAACAGTCAGAGAGAAGAACTTGCAAGCGCGCTTGAAGACCTAAGAAAGCTTGGTAAGTAATGGCTGACGAAAAATATAAAGAACGTGTTCGAGCTGTTGTGCAGCAAATGCCGCCAGAGGTTTTTGGTTTTGAGGACCCGAGCCTTATTTCTCGTGCTTTGTCATTTATAGGCATAGAGTCTGACGATGGCGTAGGAATCGATGACCTCCCTGAAGTGTTTTATGATGACGTTCTAAATTACAGCGACAACGCTAGTGATTTGTCAGACGCGGCTCTGCAAAACATTATTCACTTGGTGATGGCGCGGGAAAAATATCATTCAACTAAAATGAATGATTATCCTGACGAAGACGGCAACAGAAAGGTTCGCCTTATTAAAGGGCTAAAGTACGACCAGCTTTCTCCTGAGTTTGCTCGTTGGGCTCTGACAAACATGCCTGTGCCTGATCTTGGTCTGGAGATGAGTTACGATAGGCTGGAAAACCAGCCAAATCGTGATGAGCGCACCACTTACGAGACGCTGAGAGACCGTCCAGCTAGCGTTGCGCGCACTATTGGCGGCGACCCTATTCCTGCGTACCTTGATTCAAAGACTGTTTCTGAAATCGTGGAAAACGATCAGTACCGTTTTCAAAATGGTCCTGGCAATTCTGTTCGCATGTTCTTCACTCTTCCTGATGGTCTTGAAATGGAAGTTCCGTCATTTCAGATGCAGGTCGATCGAGGCGCTGACGGAAAGCTAGGTCTTTCTGCTAAGCAAAGCCAGCAGTCAGTTGGCATTTTTTTCCCAGACAAAAAAAGTCGGTATGTCCCAGAAGGTCTTTTTGATGACGGGGCAAAAGAAGCATATCTGGAGCAAAAAATTGCTCAGGCTCGGAGACAAGGCTTTTCATTAGACGAAGAGCAAGCAGTGCAGTTCGGGCAAATTTTGAGCGACGAATGGGATCACAACCGACGTGTCGAGCGTTTTGCTCAGGGCGACCTTGAATTGTCACCATGGGAAAAAGTTGAGGGTGCCCTTAACCAACCAGTACAGGCTTTCTTTGATACCGTTGGTGAAGCATTTTTTTCTGACGTTATTGACCCTCTTAGGGGTGGCCCCGGCGCAGCCGCTCGATCTGTTGGCGTTCCGCTTATGCGCGGGAGATACGTTAGCGAAGTTTGGGCGGAAGCAAACAGGGCCAATCATGTAAGAGATATTTTTTGGTATGAAAAGAACTCAGAAAAGCTGGGTCGTGCTGCAGAGGTAACTGGCGGCGAGTTTGCAGCTCGTCTTGAAGGCGCAGCAGGTAGTACGTTTGAACAAGTATTGCCTGAAAGTGAAATGAATGAGTGACATTTCGGACAGCGAACTGCTGGAGCTTGTTCGCTCTTCAAATCTAAAACGACTGCAAATTGATCCCAAAAAAGCGGGCGCAGTTTTTGATAAGTTTGGAGACTGGGTTTCGCTTGTCGAAAGCAGCCGTCGAGTTGATGCTAAAAACCCCGAAAACACGGCTGCGGGTTTGTATCAGTACACTGCAGACTCGTTGCGCACGGCAGTTAATCGTTTAGAAAACACTATTGGTTCGCAAAATTTGCCTGCATGGGCTGTAGCGGCTCGTGAGTCTGGTGATGCAAGGACACTAGATGCGGCAAAACAAAAAATACTGTTTGAAGCTGACACCTTTCAAAAGCCAACTTGGGATGACACGCTCCGCGCAATGTCCGCCGGAGACGCATCATCTGGTATTGAGTTCTACAAAAAATATCATCACACCAAACCAAATGAAGCGACGTTAAAACGTATTGCTGCGTTGCAGGATCAGTTTATTTTGGGTGATCAGGGTTTAGAGGAAACTCAGCAGCCCGAAATTCCTGACGCAACCCCTGTAGAAACAGCTTCTGTAGAGCCTCAGATTCCTGCTGCAGCTCCCAGAGAGGAAGTGTCTGTTGCACAGTTAGACCCTGTGGAAACAGTTGCGCAACAGCCGAAAGAAAGTGAACCAGCCGAACCGCAGCCTGCAATTAACTGGGACGTAGTAAAATTTAAGTACGGAATTGCTCAAAGTAAGCCCTTAGAGTTTTCTGATAAGAGCTTTAAGCAGCAAGCGTTTTGGAGCGCGGTTGCTAAAGAAAACGTTATAGCTTTGCTTGCAGGGGCGGAACCAGACAATGGTCTTCAAGAGTTAAAGCAATCTGCTGATGCTGCTGGGCGCTTTGTCGATCCTGAATATGATTGGACTAGAGACCAGCGGCTTGAAGACTTTGATGCTGCTTCGCGTCTTTATTTTTCGCAGAGCAACTCTTATGAGCATACGACAAGCCTGCTGTCCCAGTACAAAGCCGAAAAAACGCTAGAGCGCAATTTAAGCGGTGAGCGTGGCGCACAAATCATGGGCACTGTAACAGGGGCTGTTGTTGACCCATCTTTGATGGCCTTGCCCGCTATCAGAGCTACAACAAAAGGATCGCAGATACTGCGCGCTGCAGGCGTGCTTGGCGCAGAAGAAGTCACGAAACAGATACTCGATCCAAGCCGCGAAGATTCCTATTTGGCATACGCGCTTGGTGCTGCGCCGATTGTTGGCTTGCTTCAGAGAACTAAGCCTATGCGCAATCTTTCTCTGCAAGAGGCTGCGCAAGTAGAAGAGCGCGTTTTAAGGGAAATGGTGTTTCCTGACCCAAACGATGTAGGGGTTTTGGGCGCTGCTGTTAATCCCAAATCAAAACCGCTTTCTGTTACAGATGATGTTGCAGAAATGCGGCCTGCAGATGCAGTTGGAGGGATTCACAAACTTAACCTGAATCCTATCAGTGTTTTGTTAAACGAGCCCGACACAAAGCTTGCAGCTATTACGCAGAGCATTGTTACGCGCGCATTAGAAATTCCAATTTACTTGCGGGGCAATCTCGCAAACCGTGCGATGGCTACGCCAAGCGACAATGCCGAAACATTGTTGCGCTCTGGGCGTGGCCCAATGGTAGAAACCTTTGTCCAGATACGTGACAAATACAGCAATTATGCAATGCGCGTTACCGGCAAGCGCCCATCTGGGATGAGGATGGCACTTGACCGCTCTCGTGCTGACGAGCTTAGTTTTCGTCAATTTGGCCGCGAAATAACAAAAGCAATAGGTAACGGCGGCAAGCACTCAATCCCAGAGGTCGCTGAAGCCGCAACGTTTGTGCGCAAATACTACGATGATATGTGGGAGAAGGGCCAGCGCACAGGCACGTGGGAAGGCATTGCTGCTTCTGAGCTGCGCGCTATTGATCGCAGACTTGAAGAACTGCGCGCCCCCCTGACAAGCACAAATCCATCAGCAAGAATTGCAATGGAAGCTGAGCGTGCGCGTCTTATTCGTGCAAGAGATATTGTAAAAGACCGTCTAGAGCGAGCCAGGAATGGCTCGCAGAGCAAACGCTCTAACTATTTTAATGTCGTCTATCGCAGAGATTTTTGGAAGCAAAACAAAGATCATGTAATTCGCATAATTATGAAAGAGGGCAAACACCCTCAGTCTGTTGCGGAAGAAATTTACAACGACATCGTAAAGACCGTTCCGTATCGTGGGAATCAAGCGATGCGCTCCGCACAAGCGCGAACCTTAAACATTGATCCCATGAAGTTTGTTGACGATGCGGTGGGCGACGCTGTTGAAACAGACATCTTCTCGCTTATGCGTATGTATCAGCGTTCTACAGATGCTGACATAGGGCTTTACTCAAAGTTTGGGTCCATTGACCTTGCTGACGAAATAGATGCCATTAGGAAGCTTTTTAAGGAGCAAGCAGAGGGCATGAGCCCCTCGCAGATGCGAGCGCACCAGAAAAAGATGGAAAGCACCATACAGCGCGTAGAGGCTGTGCGTGACTTGGTGCGCGGCACGTATGGTTTGCCCACTGACCCCGCAAATATGTCATCTCGATTTATTCGGATGTCTAAAAATTTTGCGGCACTAACGTTGCTTACCGGCCCATTGGCGGCGCTGCCTGATCTTGGCCGTGTTGTAATGGTAAACGGCCTGACAAATACGCTTGGCTCCACTTACGAGGCATTGTTTGCTGGATTTGGAACATGGAAAGCGTCCAAATCGCTAATGAACTCTGTTGGAGAAGCGGCCGACATGATAATGGCCGCAAACGCAGCGCGTGTGACAGACCTTGGCGACTATATTGGCGTTTATACTGGGTTCGAGCGTGGCTTAGAGCGGTCCACAAATTTTTATTTCAACTACATAAATGGAATGAACTTTTGGACCGACACCATGAAGACCCTTAATGGTGTCGTAACCCAGACCCAGTTGCTTAAGGGCATCGAAGCCTACGGAACGGGCAAGATTTCAGCGAAAATGAAAGCGCGTCTGGCTAAGCTTGGCATTGACGAGCCAATGGCGCAGCGCATTTTAAAGGAAAACGCCAACTGGGAAAAAACCAAGCACAACATTATTGCTCATACTGACCAGTGGGCTGACGATGTTGCACGTGAAACATTTGAACGCGCAATGGGCATTGATGCGCGGTTTACAATTGTAACGCCGGGGCTTGGCGACGCACCTTTGTTTGCAACGGACATACGTTCGTTGAAAGGGGTGCCTGATTGGGTCAGCCCCGAGCTTGGTAGCTTGCTGTTTCAGTTTAAAAAGTTTGGATTAAGCGCCCATCAAAAAGTGTTGGTAGCAGGTCTGCAGGGCGACAAACGAGATGCCATGATTGGCATTACAACAATGGTGGCGCTAGGTGGTCTTGTTGATTACATCCGCTCCACACAAACTTTGGGGCCAAGTTACAGCAAAAGAAGCACAAAACAGCGGATGTTTGGCGCAGTAGAGCGCGCTGGTATTGTTGCGCCCTTTTTGGATGCGTCTCACTTTGCTGAAACGCTTACTGACATGACGCTTGGAACGCCGGTTGGTATTAAAAGCGTCCTTGGTCTTTCCCCGCCATACGATCCAACAATGCGACAGCTCGTAGGAAATCTTGTTGGGCCTGCGGCTGTACCATACGCGAATTTGTACGACTTGCTTACAACCGAATCTAACACATTAGAAGCCAGGCGAATTAGAGAACTCGTTTGGTCAAACCGGCTAGCGCACCTTGATTGGTTTTGGGACAGCTTTGAAAAAGCAATCCGTTAATGTGCGTTGCGACCACTAATAGGGGTGAGTTCATTCAATTATGGCTATAACTGACACCGCACCTCGGGTGCAATACACCGTGGGTGGTTCGGCCCAAACCGCCTTTACTGTTAACTTCAGGTTTTTCGCTGAAGGCGATCTTGTCGTTTATGACGGCACGACGCAGCTTACGTATGCTGCATCGCCTTCTGACGCCACTGAGTATTCTGTGTCTGGCGCTGGAGAAGCATCAGGCGGCACAGTTACGCTTGGTGGCAGCGGTGTAACAAACACCACCATTACTATTGTTCGTGACGTTCCTGTTGCTCGATCAACTGATTTTCCGGCCAGTGGCCCGTTCCAGATTGACTCGCTAAACGACGAACTGGACAAATTTGCTGCAATGATCGCAGAGCGCGAGACTCAAATTACTCGAACGCTCAGCGCGCCTGACACAGACCCAACTGGCATTGATATGGCTTTGCCCGCCAAAGCAGATCGATTGGGTAAGTATCTGCAGTTTAACTCGACAACTGGTTTGCCTGAAGCGGGGCCTAACAGCGCAGACGTAACGGCTCTTGCAGATGTTGCCACCGACATTGCAACGCTTGCTGACATCGAAGACGGAACTGTCGCAACAAATGCGATTCAAACTGTTGCTGGAATTAGCGGTAACGTAACGACTGTTGCTGGAATCAGCTCTGATGTAACCGCTGTCGCTGGGGACTCCACTGATATTGGTACGGTTGCTACAAACCTGACCGGCTCGAACACCATTGGCACGGTCGCCGGGATCAGCGCGGATGTGACCACGGTCGCCGGTATTTCGTCCAACGTCACAACCGTGGCTGGCATCAGCAGCGATGTGACTACGGTTGCCGCAGATGGTACGGACATTGGCACGGTCGCTGGTATTTCTTCTGATGTTACCACGGTTGCAGGCATCTCCAGCGATGTGACGACCGTCGCGGCAGACGGCACAGACATTGGAACTGTAGCAGGGATCAGCGCAGATGTGACTTCGGTTGCCGGGGTAGCAGCAAACGTGAGTACGGTAGCCGGTGTCTCCGCCGATGTGACTACGGTTGCAGGCATCTCCGCAGACGTTACCGTCGCCGCAACCAACGTTGCCGACATCACTAATTTTGCCGACGTGTACATTGGCCCATCTGCGTCTGACCCAACGCAGCGGGCTGATACCTCCGCGCTTCAGGCCGGTGATCTGTACTTTAACACCGGCTCCAACTCGATGAAGGTGTACAACGGGTCGAGCTGGGATAGCGTGTCGGTGAGCGCAACTACCGTGGTCTCTAAAACCAGCAGCACGGGCAGCGCCGTTATCCCGGTCGGTAGCACAGGCGACCGAGACGGCTCTCCGTCCACCGGTTTCTTCCGGTACAACACAACCGAAAGTCAGTTTGAGGGCTACGACGGCAGTGCTTGGGGCCAGATTGGCGGCGGCGCGGGCTACTTCAAAGGCGAGAATGGCACCGTTGGTTCAAGCGCGGGGGACATCTTCCGCGTCAATGAACAAGAACTGAACACCGACGTAACTATTGCCTCGACCGAGAACGCCTCCG